TTACCGAGTTCGTTGAACTCAAGGATCGAAACGCCGTAGAAGCTTGGGATACCAGCACTGTTGTAAACGGCCATACGGATCGCGTCTGGAGCAGCGATACCAACGGTAGAACCAGCTTCGGTTCCGGTCGTGTCGGTGACGCCAGCAACAGTGTTGATGGGGTTGTAAGCCATCGCACGGATCTGCTCAACGATTTCTGGGGAAACCAGAATGTCGGTCAGGCCAGCGCGAGCGCCCGTGGCGGGCGTGCCGTTAGCCCACGAAGTGTTGATACGCTTCGCGAGGGTCAGCAGCTCGTTCAAGTCGGCCAGCAAGAAGCGGCCAGACTGATTCGAACGCTGAACGTGCTGCTTGGCGTTGGTCGTGGCAGCGGCGAGAGCGGCCATCGTCAGGGTAGCCGAGGTGCGCTCTTGCTTCAGGAGGATTTCCTGAGCCATGCGGGTGAAGGTCTTCGCGACAACGTCCATGCGATGCTTCGCAGCATAGCGACGGTCGAACGAGAGGGCGCTATCCAGCGAGTAGGTAGCGACCTTCATTTCTGAAGTCGTGGGAAGAACTTGGTTGGTGGGAAGACCGCCAGCGACGGACTGGGAGTATACAGTGATATAGTCCTCGTCAGTGATGTCGTAGTAGAGGTCGAGTGGGATGCTGGGATTATCGTCAGCATTGTACGCGAGGCTGGTGAACAGATTGCTCAGTGTTGGAGCATTGTTAATAACTTCCGCGAGTACCGGTCCAATGAATTCAGCGAGAGCAACTTGAGCATCATAAGCAACGGAGCGGTTACGGCTCGCCATCGCTTTGACCAGCTCAACTTGTTCTGGAGTGCGCTTGAGTGTGATTTTCATTTAGTAAGATCCTTTTAGTTGAATTACATACGGAGACCGACAACCGCGAAGACGCCCGAGAATTGGTCGGGAGCGCTCGTGAGGTTGGAGCGTGAACCCGTGCCGAGAACGAGACCGAGCTTGCCAGCGTCGTCGTGAGCACAGCCAGTAACTTTACCACCGTTGGCGGAAAGCTTAAAGCCGGAACCGACTGTCAGCGTGCCATCGATAGCATCCTTGGAGAGCGTGAAGATACCGCGTGTGGCGACTGGAACGGCTTGGCCGGGCAGCACGCACATCAGCTCTTCAGCCTTTTGGCGGTAGTAGAGAAGCTTTTCGCCGTTCTCGTCGAACTTCGCAGTCTGACGCAGGGTGATACCAAGGCAGTTGGTAAGGTCGCCGGAAGCGGCGGGCGTTACCTTGAGGTTGACCTTGGGATAAGAGTTCGCACCGACGAAGGGATAGTCGGTCTTGCCGAGATAAGAGTCGGTAGCATATGAAACTGGGTCGAGGTCGAAGTTTCCAGCGGAAACCTTAACGAAAACGCCAGCATCACCAGTGCCAACTCCGGTCACGTTCTCATTGACGGCAGCGTCAACGAGAGCATACATATTAACTACATCATGATCGTCATATTGACGAAATGGTAGGAGACGAATAGCCATATAGTTGTCCTTTTAGTTGTCCTTTTAGTTGTTTACAGTTTTTTTTGGTTATTTAGAATAGCTTACGCTAATATTTTCGCGGGAGAACGCCTTAGCGAACTTTTCGCGGAAAGATTGCTCAACGGCGACTTTGCTGTCGGGAGCTTTGTTCGTGGCAGTCGCGTTATCGAGCGCGGCTTCAACATCAGCCTTCTTTTCTTCAACCGGAGCTTCTACCGACGCCTTGCTAACTTCCTTGAGGCGGGCCTCAACTTGTTCAGTGATGCGCTTTTCGATTTCGTCCTGCTGGACCTTGATCGCTTCTTTGTTCTTGTGCTTCCAAACGGTAGCGAACTTCTCTTTGTACGAAGCGAATGCCTCTTCAGAGGCTTCGAGCGATTGAACTTCGGAGATAATAACTTTGCGATCTTCGTCGGAAAGCTCGTAAGCCGAGTCGAGTTCGCCAACGCGAGCGTTGAGGCGAGCGGTCGCTTCTTCTTGAGCTTGAACTTCCTTGATCTTGGTCAGTTCGGTTTGAGCCGCAGCGAGGTCGGCTTTCATTGCTTCTACCGAGGCGACGGTCTCGTTGTACAGTTTCTGAGCTTGTTCTTTGGCGAGCTTTTCAACTGCAACGGATTCGCGATATTCTGCATCTTTTTGCTTGATGGCTTCAGCGAAGTGAGCGGTCATTGAGGCGACCGCTTCTTCACCAAACTTCTTCTCAAGAAGAGCAGACTTGAGTTCTGCGATTAGTTTTTCTAAGTCCATATGGTTTATATTTTTTACATTTTTTCTCTCTAAAATGGAATTTGTTTTTTTATTGCCAAGAAAAGCCGCGACTTCTTGTGTATAGTCGAGGCTCACTTTTGCGCTCGATTTTTCTTCCATCGGCTCTTCTGTTTTATCATCTTCGAGTGTGATCGAAGTGTTCTGATCGAATGCAACAACTCCATTAACTTCTGCGGCTGGGTTAGTTGTGAAACCGCCACCGAGCGGATAAATGTCGCCAACGATAACGCGATAAATTGGCGTGCCGTCTTTGAGCTTACCGTTTCCGCCCTTTGACTTGAGCAATTTGCTCATCTCTTTTACCATCTCTGGATCGGTAACAATATCTGCTTCTTTGAGCGATTTGTTGCCAACAGCGATGAAGTAATTGCTAAAGCCGAGTTCCCAACTTGCCGAAATCGCATTGTGAAAAGTGTCCTTCGGGTCCGAATTGCGCGTCATCAGTTCGGCAAACTTCTTGTCTACCGTCTTGTAGATAACGCCAGCAACCGAAAGATAAAATGGATCGAGCGTTTGGCCTGCTTCTTCTTCGGTCATGAACTCGTTCGTTCCGAGTTTATTGAATGCGTAATTCGTGATGTGACCAACGACGCGATCTTTGTTATGCTCGATATTCAAGTATTTGTTCAAAAAGCGTTTCGCAATATTGCGAGCCGTTGCGCCGGAAATGCCGTCACCGTTATTATTGATCATGTTCGGCACAGCCAAATTAAAAGAAACACCGAGCAAGTCGGGATTCTCCTCGAAATCGATTTTCGGAGAGAGTTTCTTTAATTCGTCTAGCGAAGCCTTCGAAACTTGGAATCTCGCGTCTCCATAACGGTAACAAGAGATGGAAATGTCATCCAGTCTTGTTTTATACAGAAAATCCATAAATTACTTTACAGTGGAATGGAACAAAATAGCCGCAGAATATTCGTCTAGGAGAAATTCGTCGGCAGTGTCCACTACTTCCTGCAAAGGTTGTAGTTGTTCAATCTCATCAAGATTCGCGATGCACTTCTGCACGTTCACGGTCCAGTCTTCGCGAGAACTTGCGGCAACGATCTTTTTGCAAAGTTCGTTTACCGACTCGCGCTGCTGATCGTTTAGCTTTTCTACGCCAAACTTCTGAGCGGCAAAGCTCTCGGAAGCGGACATGAGCGCATCGATCTCGTAAATCGTTGAAGTGATATTCTTACGCGAGGCAGAGGATACTGGCGGTCTGCCCGGTCCCGAGTTCGTAGGCGCGGACGTGCGCGTGGGGGTAGGCACGGGGGCGGCGGAAGCATCGTCTGGGATAACAGGAATGCCGCCAACAATAGGATTGTAATAACCCTTCTTACGGTCTTCGTAGAGTTTCGCTTGGCCCGCTTCGAGGTCGATTGCCTCTGGCAGCTTACCAGTCTTGATCGCTTCGATGCCTTGTTCTGGAGCAATGATGCCCGTTTCCATCAAGCGGCTAACGACGCGCATATATTGCGTCTCGTCCTTCGAATCGATCTCGGTAAACTTTGCGGTTGGATACGAACGGAAGCCGAGGTCTTTCGAAATACGAACGATCTCTGGTTGCAGCACATCGTTCAAGAAAGCATTGCGAGCTTCTTTCAAACGTTCCATGAAGAAGCCGATCTTAGCCGACTGCCCAGCGTACTTGTCGTCACCGAGCATCACGTTCATCAAGCCTTCTTTAATATCTTGGTTGAGAATGCGATACTTCTCTTCGCCAACGACTTTCTTCAGGTCAGGAATAACGAAATCGGCGCGGGTTGTATAGTCGGAAACGAGAACGCGACCAACGCTTTCATTCATGAAAAGGTTTTGCATCGCCGTCATGTTCGCTGGGTTGATGCCGCCCTTGTCAGGCTCTGCGCCCATCGTGATCAGCAAGATTACATTCTCGACCGTGCGAGCAATCGCTTGGTCGATTTTCTTCAGCTCCATCTTCGCGTTGATGTCATCGAGAACCGGATAAGCGAAAGGAATCGAGAATGGCTCGTAGTCTTGCTTCTTGTAGAATGAGTACATCAAGAACTTCGGATCGAGCTTCATCTTCAAGCCGTCGCGGAAGTACTGCTTCTTCTTGATCTGCTCTTGAACATCGGGCGGGAATCCGGCGAGAAGCTCGCGGTCTTCGTCGTTCTTCGGGTTCTTTAGTCTTTCGAGTTCGTATTCGGAAAGAACTTTCTCGTAAACAGCCTCTGCAAATGAACTTGAGATCTTCGCAACGACTTCGTAAGGATTGATCAGAACGTAACGAATCGGAACGCTATTGTTCTTGATGCCGTTTTCGCTCAAGCCAGACAAGAGGCGAAAATCTTCCGCATTGAACTTGCCATCGATACGGTAAAGAAAGATATTTCCGCTGCGGTAGTATTCGCGGAAGTACTGGTCCTTCAGCTTCCAGAGCTTAATCTTGTTAAACCACTTTGTAAAAAACTCGCGGCTACGCTCGGTGCCGCCTTCGAGGTAAATGTCCGTATTCGCAAACTCGGTAGCGATGTCGATAGTGTTACGAACGATAGCTACGTTAGCGTAAGCTTTTTGACAGAGGATAATCGCGTCACGAACGTCAACGCCATCTTTCGTATATTCGAACGGAAGAAGACCTTGCGAAATCAGAGAGTAGCGGCCAACTACCTCTTGCGTGCCGTTGCGCGGAATGCGAGCTTTCGTTGTACTCTCGCCGCCATTTACGGTGCGCGAAGCGATTGCCGTTTCTTTGTAGAATGGCTCGCCAATAAGCTTCGGCTCGATTGCCGGAACTTGCGCCATTGGCATTTGAGGCGATTTGAATCGCGTCCAGTAGTCCGACTTTTTATTATATTGGCGTGCCATGTTAATATCCTATATTAAAAGTTACACCAAAAGTTCAAAAGTACATTAAAGTAACTTTAGAGATTTTTATCGAGCGAAGAACGGAGTGAATGTACTTTGGCTTTTAGCAACTTCCACATCCATCATGTCAAAATATACCTTCATCATCCAATTCCCGAGAACTAGGCAGGCATAAGAGTCCTTGCGCGTCTTTTCCGCGCCGCTTTGACGCTTCAA